AGTTGACCTGAGCGGCCGAAGGAGCGGGCTTTTAATCCGTTAGTGTAAAAACTCATCATAGGTTCGAATCCTATACTGTCCTCCATTTCTATGTGTTAAATACTATATTTAATAAATATCGGAAATAACTAATAAATAATTCATGCTCCTTTAGCCCAATTGGTAGAGGCAATATTCTTAGAAAATATTCATGTGTAAGTTCGACTCTTACAAGGAGTACCAACATAAACCAATACATACTTCTGTAACCGTTTCAGGCTTCTACCCTGTTATTCGTAATGGAGGTGAAAATGCAGGTTCGAGTCCTGCCAGAAGTGCCAATTTTTCCGGCTCGTCTAATAGCAGGACGCTTGACTTTGAATCAAGAAATTGTGGTTCGAATCCATGGCTGGAAACCAATTTAGAAAGGGAAATAAATGACTACTATGTATTTAGAGAAAGAAGATGCAACTTATGCTTTCCATGAACGTGTAGATACAGAGGTAATATATAAAGCTAGGTGGTATGAAAGTGCTCTTGTAGTTTTTAAGCATACAGATGATAAATATTATCAGATGGAGGCTATGATACCTTTAACTGAAATACAGGAAGGTCAGGATATTTTTAATAAAATTCCTGTTCCTTGTACAGAAGTACATCAAGTAGAGGAAACAAAAGTTGTTAAAGTATGGAAAGAGGTTTAACTAAATAAAAATACTTTAAGCTTGTATAGTATAATGGATATTATTCCGGTGTTGTATTCCGGCGACGGCAGTTCAAATCTGGCCTACAAGCTCCAATTAATGCGATTTGGCGAACAAGCGAACGCATCTGACTGTTAATCAGACATTGCTAGGAGCGTTACCTAGAATCGCAGCCAACACTTGACAAATACTCATAAATGAGTATAACTGTTAAATTAATTATGGAAAGTTAATCAGCCAGGGTGCTGACTCTGTTTTGAAAACAGATGGAACGTAGGGATACGTTTGGATTTCGATTATACCAGCTTTCCTCCAACATGGTTAGATGGCAGAATGGCTATTGCAGCACCCTGCTAAGGTGTAGACCCGAAATGGTCTTCTTGGTTCAAATCCAAGTCTAACCGCCAATAAGGGAGTTATATGCTACACGCAGATGATATAGCAAATAACTCTAGGGGTGATAAAGGACTTTCAATAGCTATATTATACTACGTTAGTAGAGGATATAATATATCAATACCCTTTAACGATAGTCAAGATTATGATTTAGTTATTGATGGTCCAGAGGGTTTACAGAAAGTACAAATAAAAACCACTATGCATAAAAACGCTAGTAAAGGCTATTATGTTGCCGCTCTACAACCATGTGGCTCTAAGAAGAAAGTATCTGAGAACAGCTATAACACATTATTTGTGTTTACTGGAAATAGACAAGTATATATAATACCAAAAAAAGACATTGGACACTTAGGGGAGAAATTAGTCCTAGGTAAGAAATACGAAAAATACAGGAAGGAATATATATTATGAGCACTTTAGAAGTTAACTATATCAAGGGTAGTGTTGCCCTTGGTGGATTGTAAACCCACTGTCGTTAAACGTAGGGCGTAGTAGACGAGAGGCGCAAGTCCTCCACTACCCACCAATTTAGGAAAGTACATGCCAGCTAAAAAACGTGACTATAAAAAAGAATATGCTAGGGATCATTCAGGTGCCTCCTCTAAGAAGGACAGAGCCTCTAGAAACAAAGTACGAGCACAAATGGCTAAGGCTGGTAAAGTACGTAAAGGTGATAAAAAGGACGTAGATCACAAAGATGGAAACCCTAAAAACAATTCTAAAAAGAACCTACAAGTTATGAGTAGGTCCAAAAATCGTTCAAAACAGTAAGGATTATTATGAATAGTATTAAACTAAAGGTTTCTACATTTGTCACAGATGTTTTAAATAAAGTATATACGTATGCCCTTAGCAATTTTGTTGTTTATACAGCGTTTGTATTAATTGCTGGAATGGTCTTAGGACTTATTTCTGCATCTACTTTAGGATCATAATATGAGTTATGCTCTTTCTCAAAATGCAATTAAAGGTACTGTTAAAGACCTAGAGGTTGCTATTGATATTCAAAGTACCTTTGTTGGTTACACATTAATTTTTCTTGTCAAATCTGGAAATGAGTGGAAAGGTATTGCTGAAACTAAAGGTAGTACTAATCCTTTACAGGGGCCTCAATTTTTAAATGCAGTATTAGCTAAAGGAGATTCTGTGAAGTGGTTAGAAGCTGCACTTATTGAATTAAGTGGTTATATTAAAAACTGGTATAGTATTGTTTTTGGTGGTCCTGTAACAGGCCCAGAAACATATGCACAACCAGAAACCGGCGAAGAAGCTTATGAACAAATTAAAAGTCTTTTATCCCTTTATAAATTCTCAGAAGAAACATTGTCTGCGGTTAAAAAATAACTTTGGGAAAAGAAATAGCTAAACTTGCTGAGTGTACAGACAAACAAAGAGCATTTATACAAGCATTAAAATCCCCCGAGATAGTAAATATAGCCTCTAAAGATAGATTTAGATGGGCCGCAGATAAAGCTGAGTATAGTAATACAACTAGTATTTCAGAGATAATGGCCCCTCTTAGACATCTTGTAAAAGATATTGCAGAGCAGATGCTCTCAGATGCGTCTATTTATGCTGCGTGGCAGGTTACAGACACTTTAACTGGTGGTGAGGTAGATAGTTCTACTAAGGTCCGCCTAGAGGCTGCTAAGGAGATTTTAGATAGGTCTGTACCTAAGAGAGCAGAGGCAAAGAGAACTAATGAACCTATCACAATTGTTATAATGCCAGCCAAGCAGGAAATTATAGAAGTATCCCAATACATTGAACACGAAAATTAAATTTACTCCTGTAAGGAGAAAGAATATTGGTAGAGCACCTTGGGGATATACACCAGACCCAGGTGATATGTATCTACTTATGCCTAATATTGAAGCTCTAAAAATTTTACACGAGAGTTTTGACCATTTAGATAATGGAGGCTCTGCTAGAGTCACTTCTGATTGGGTAACATCTAAATCAGGTGTATCATTATCTAGTGCAGGTTTATTAAACCTGTATAACGCTACTGAGGACAGAGAAGAAGGTAAAGCTAAAAGAGCAAAGCTTGTAGCTAATTACACTGCCCATAGAAAAAAGCGTAAAAAGAGATTAACTAAAGAGCAGAAGATCAATAATGAAATTGGTCAAATACAACGTAAGTTAACTCTTAAAAAAAGGAAATTAAAGGCTGTAGCTGAGGGCCCAAGTCTAGAGAATAGACCTGAAACTCTTCCAGCAGAACCAATTCCAGAAACAACTAATTTTGAAATCCGACCAAACCCTGGACCACAGACAGAATTTTTATCTGCATCTGAGGACGAGGTGCTTTTTGGTGGACAGGCTGGTGGTGGAAAATCATTTGGAATTACCGTAGACCCTTTGAGAACGGTTCATTTTTCATCACACAAAGCTATTACATTCCGTAAAACAAACGACGAACTTCGTCAACTTATCTCCCTCAGTAAGCAGATGTATCCTAAAGTTATTAAGGGTGCTAGGTGGAGAGAGGCTGATAAAACGTGGGAATTCCCTTCCGGTGCATCCCACTGGTTTCGCTATCTTGATAGAGATGATGACGTAGAATCTCTACAAGGTCAAGACTTTACACATATTTATTTTGATGAATTGACTCACTGGCCCACGCCATATGTGTATACTTATATGCGTTCTAGAAAACGCTCTACTGATCCTCAAATTAAACCTTACATTGGTATGAGGTCTACTACTAACCCTGGTGGCCCAGGCCACGGTTGGGTTAAAAAGATGTTTATTGACCCTGCTCCAGCTAACACCTCATTTATTGGGGTGGATATGGAAACTGGTGATCCTATGTATTGGGAAGAAGACGACCCTGCATCGGGACATATGAGGGGCGACCCTCTATTTACATGTAGGTTTATTCCTTCTCAATTGTCTGATAATCCACATCTTAACATGGATGGTGCTTATCGTGCCAGCTTATTATCTCTTCCAGAAGTTCAGCGTAAACAACTATTACTTGGTGATTGGGATGTTGCTGTAGGAGCAGCTTTCTCAGAATTTGACAGAGATGTTCATGTTTGTGAGCCTTTTCAAGTACCAGAAGGTTGGTCAAAGTTTAGAACATGTGACTGGGGATATGAGTCACCAGCCTGTTGTTTGTGGATTGCGGTGGATTTTGACGGTAAATTCTGGGTTTATAGAGAATTATATACTAAGCGAGTATTAGCCTCAGATTTTGCGGATAGAGTTATAGAAATGGAAGCTGGAGATCAGGTTAATTATGGTATCTTAGATAGCTCCTGTTGGGCTAAGAGGGGGGATGGTGGCCCTTCTGTAGCCGAGGTTTTAAACAAGAGAGGGCTTAATTTCAGACCATCTGATAGAAGTCCTGGAAGTCGTGTTCAAGGTAAGCAGGAAATGCATAGAAGACTTAAGGTAGTTTCTAGACAAAACCCAACAACTGGACAAGAAGAAAAATATACAGGGTTGACAATTGTTAATAATTGTGTAAACCTGATACGAACTCTACCTTCACTTCCGTTAGATAAGTCAAACACAGAGGATGTTGACACTAAAATGGAAGACCACGCTTACGATGCTTTACGTTATGGGTGTGCTACAAGACCGTTAGTTCCTACGGCCTCTAGTACCACAAACATGAATATTAACTCCATAGATGTGTCTACAGACCCAGTAGAGCATTATTTTGAAAGCTAATTAATGTCAGAACTTTCTGCTAAAAATCAAATTTCCTCTGAAAACTTAGTTGAAGAAGAACAAGAAGACTCTTCAATTATTTTATCAGATGATGCTAAAAGGTCTGTTGTAGACTCATTGTCGCCTATGACAATGCTTGTCAAGCAAAGATATGAATCTGCTAAACGTACTAGAGCCCCTCAAGAGGCTATTTGGTCAAAGGCTTACAGAAACTTTAGAGGTCTTCCAGGTTCTGATGGAACCTTTATTGATAGTGAAAAATCTAAAGCATTTATTAAGATTACTAAAACTAAGGTTATGGCTGGTTATGGTCAAATCTTAGATATTATTTTTTCTGATGAAAAACTACCTATTGAAATTTCTGCTACTCCAGAACCTTTAGGGGTTGCTGATGTAGTTCACGTAAACTTACAGGACCCTGTAGGTCAGCAAGAAGCCCCTCCTGACCCCTTCCAACAAAAAGAGGAATCTTTAGTAGGTTATGGTGGGGATGGTAATGATCTTTCTCCAGGGGAAACCTTAGCGGATCGTGCGGGTGCTTTCTTTAAAAGAATTCTTCCTGGAGCTAAATTTAAAGAAGGTCAAGGTCAAACACCAGCGGATTTAACACTTAGACCTGCTGAAGTCTCAGCATCTAAAATGAACAGACGTTTACATGATCAACTTATAGAGGGTGAGGCTAATACAGCTATTCGTCAATCAACTTTTGAAATGTGTTTATTAGGTACAGGCGTACTAAAAGGCCCATTTAGTTATAATAAAGAATTCCCTCGTTGGGCAGAAGATGGTGCCTATATCCCTGTAAATGAGGATATTCCAAAACTTGAACACGTTAGCGTGTGGGATTTTTACATTGACCCAGACTCTAGAGCCTTAAAAGATGCAGACTGGGCTATTCAAAGACGTAAACTATCTAGATCACAAATGTTAGACTTAAAGGGCAGGGTTGGTGTTAGAGACTCTGCTGTAGATAATTGTGTTGACGCTGGAGCTAACTACGTAGAAGAAAGCTTTGAACACTCTTTAGATGACAATAATTTTTCAGAAGGTATGAACCGTTGGGAAGTTCTTGATTATTGGGGTAATGTTGACAAAAAACTATTAGAAGATTTAGACGTTAAACTGCCTATACCAGAAGGTAAAGATGAGGTCCAGGTAAATATTTGGGTTTGTGAAGATCAACTTATTAAAGTTATTGTAAATCCATTTACACCTAAAAGGCTTCCTTATCTTGTTTGCCCATTTGAATTTAACCCTTATAACCCTTGGGGTGTAGGTATTCCTGAAAATATGGAAGACACACAAGCTCTTATGAATGGGTTTATTAGGCTTGCTGTAGATAACGCTGTTATTTCTGGTTCATTAATGATGGAGGTTGATGATGCTCTTATGGTTCCTGGACAAAATTACAAGGTTAAAGCTGGTAAGTTCTTCCATAAAAACTCAGGAACAGGCCAAAGGGCTATTGAGACTATTAAGGTAGCAAACACGGCCCCACAAAATATTCAGATGTTTGATACAGCTAGAAGATTAGCTGACGAAGCTACTGGTATTCCTTCATTCTCTCACGGTATGACTGGTGTTCAGGGCGTTGGTAGAACTGCCGGTGGTATTTCAATGTTATTAAATGCTGCATCATTATCCACAAAAACAGTTATTAAAAATGCTGATGATTTCTGGTTTGCTCCTATTGGAAAGCATTTTTATGCTTGGAACATGCAATTTAAATTTGATAAAGATTTATTAGGTGATCTTTCTATTCATGCTAAAGGTAGCATAAACCTTATGATGAAGGAAGTAAAGACCCAAAAGCTTACTCAACTTGCTATGGGCGTATCACAAACTCCTGGTGCTGCTTGGATTAACTGGAAAGAGTGGACTTCTGAATATTCTACTTCTTTAGGGCTTGGCAACAGGCTTCTTAATAATCCAGAACAAGCACAACTACAGGCTATGCTTATCCAAATGACTCAACAAGGTCAGGCTCCAAAAGGAATGGATGGTCAAGCTATGCAAGGTGGTGGGCCAGCATTGCCAGGACAGGAAGGCTTTACAGGAACACCACAGGAGCAGGGTGGACAACCGCCTCCACAAGGACAGGAGCAGTTTTAAATGACTAAGGATGAAGCGTTTGAATCTATTATTAAATTAGGTAAATCTAATACCGATGTTGTTATAAAGTTTTTAGAGTTTGCTGAAAAAACTTATTTAGACGGTATATATCAAAAACAGGGTGAGGATATTCTTAAACAAATTGGTGCAGCCTCTGGGTGTGCTGGTTTAGTTAATAATTTAAACTCTTATATAGAACAAAAGGAAAGAAATAGGGAAGAATCAAAAAATGGCGATGTTTAGTACAGAAGCTAAGGGAGCATTTATCCCAGGATTAACTAAAAGTTCAAAGACTCCACCATCTCTTGGTGGTTTTGTTGATCCTTCACAACAACAGGACGAAGTTTTAAAGCGTTTGTATTATGGTTCATCCGCCAGTAAAACTGGTGATATTGCTATGGAACAGGCTGCTGTCAAAGCTTCTGGCTTAAAACAACCACCTATGAGAGATGCCTCTGTAAATGTTTCTCCAAGTAAATCTTTTTCTGAGGTAGAAGCTGAAAAAGCTTCTGCTGCACCTAAAGCACCTGCAACAACTCCTGGAGGACTACCTCCATCTGTAGTTACGGGCGGTGGCGGTGCTACACAACCAGCTACACCTGGATTTGAAAGCCCAGAAGGCTTCTCACAATATAGCTTTAACGTTGATATGGGCTCTGATCTTGGTATGGGCTCTTTTAATGGTCCTATTAATATTCCAGGTATATCATACAATGCTGATACTAAACAATGGTTTAATGGTTATAGTGGAAAAACCTTTGATGTTGATGGTACTGAAATTGAAGTAGAAGGAGAAGTGCCTTTCGATCCTAATCAAGAAGTTGCAGTTGCACAGGAAGAAGGTTCTGATATTAAACCTCTTGATGGTTTTATAACCACTCCAAGTACTACAGACAATTCCCCTTCGCCACAAAATGTTAGCTTACATCCTATGCAGGTACAAGGAATGGCAACAATGCTTGGTGATCCTATTATGCAAAAACTGGTAGCTAATATGTCAGTTTCTGACTTTATGCAAATGGTTCAGGGCGGATTTCAACAAAAACAATAAAAAGGCTTGACATTAATTCATATTTGTGTACACCTGATACATATACAACCCCTAGGGCTACCCATAACACACCTATACTAAATATAGGCCCCCAAGGAGAAAAAAGATTTTGGATAAAGAAGATGGAAGCGAAGGCTTCTTAGAAACTAAAGGCGTTGTTCGTAGAGCAGAGCAAGAATTAGAAGAAGCAATTAAAGTAGAACGTCCAGAAGACCTTGCTCCTAAAGAGGAAGAAAATTCTGAGGAAACTTCTGAAGAAGTAAAAGAAAGTAAGGTCCCAGAAAACGTTCCTGGTGATGAGGATGCAGATGGTCATGATTGGAAAACCAGATATGGTAACCTTCGTCGTTACATGCAAAAAGAGTTAGACCGCCGTGATGGTATAACTAAAGAAAAGAATGATGAAATTACGTCCCTAAAAGGACAGCTAGAACAAACAGCTAAGTCAACTAATGTTTCTTTACCTGAAACAGATGAAGACCTAGAACAGCTAAAAACTGAAAACCCAGGTGCATACAATTCAATCATCAAGATTGCTAAAAGTATTGCGGATGATGTGGTTGAAGATAAAATGGCTGCATTAAGAACTGACGTAGACGCGATTAATAATCGTAGTAAGAAAAACGTTGAAGATGCAGCAGAGGTGGCTCTACAAAAGAGACATCCAAAACTGGATATTGCGAATTTAGGTACTGACACGAAGTTTATGGAATGGTTTGGAACCCTTTCTAAGAAACATCAAGCAGACCTTACAGAAAACAAAGAAGATGTGGAATCGGCTTCCTTCGTTCTTAGAGCATATGAACGTGAAGTATTAGAAGCTGATCCCAAAAGTAAGAAAGATGCTCTAGTAAAAGATGTTAATAGAGAAGCATCACGCGATGTTAAAACATCTGGAGCAAAAAACCCGTCGGATGCCCAACCGGACAAAGGATACGATTTTCTTGAATCAGAAATCGAGAGAATGCCCCCTAAAGTCTTTGAGGAAAAGGCAGACGATATTGAAAAGGCTTACAGAAACGGACGAGTTCTTATGGACAAGTCTGGAGCCTCTTCCAACTAGGCAACTCGGCAATCCGACCCTTAGTTAATTTAAACTTTGTGTTGGACCTACCGACATACCTTTATTTATAACGACCTCTCTTGAGCTACCGTTAATCGTAATAAAGCCGTCAATTATAAGGTCCTATTAGCGTTACACCATTTTGGTGTGACTAATTTTATACTCTTTATAGGAGAATTATAACTATGGCTTTTCAAACAGCAGCAGCTTATGGAAACTTATCTCAGGGCAACTTTAGTCCGGTCATCTATTCTAAGAAGGCTCAACTTCAGTTCCGTAAGGTTTCGGTAGCTCAAGACGTAACTAACACTGAATACTTCGGTGAAATCTCAAGTATGGGTGATACAGTTAACATCATCCAAGAACCAACACTAACGGTTTCTGCATACTCTCGTGGTCAAGATATTAATATTCAAGACCTTGACGATGATCAAATTCAATTAGTTGTTGACCAAGCTAACGCTTATGCGTTTAAGGTTGACGACATTGAACGTAAGCACGCCCACCACAACTGGGAAAGCATGGCTTCTAGCCAAGCTGCTTACCGTCTAAGAGATGCTTTTGATACTAACATCTTCACATACATGAAGAGTAATCTAACAACAGCATTAACTATTGGTACAACCGGCTCACCTACGCCTGTTAACTACGATGGTGCTGCTGGTGACTTTTCTCCAACTCAACTATTAAACCGTCTAGGTCGTTTACTTGACGAAGGTAACGTTCCTTCCGAAGGCCGTTGGGCTGTTGTTGATCCGTTCTTCTTAGAACTGATGAGAGATGACAGCTCTAAGCTTATTAACAACGATTACTCTGAAAAGGGTGCTCTGAGCAATGGTATGGTTACAAACCGTCCAGTGCAAGGGTTTAAACTTTATGCTTCTAACAACCTCCCATCAGTTGGTACTGGGCCTTCGGCTACATCAGGAACAAACTATGGATGGCTGTTAGCTGGACATACGTGTGCGGTTGCTACTGCGGAACAAATTATGACATCAGAAAAAATTCGTGCTGAAAGCACATTTGCTGATATCATCCGTGGTCTTCACGTATTCGGTCGTGGTCTACTTCGTTCCGAGTCACTTGTGGCTTCTATTTATAACAACGCTACTTAATCGGGCATAGGAGAATAAAAATATGAGTACTATTAGTTTATATGTTGGTGGAACAACTGGTTATCCTGCGAGAGCAGGACTCCAGGGTGTTGGAGTCTTTGAGCAAGTAATTGATTTTGCTGCTGTTCTAGCAGCTAAGGGAAGTGCCCTAGCTGCTGAGGACATTGTCCAAGCGATTTCACTACCTGCTGGAGTTCAAATAATTTCAGCCGGTGCGGAAGTTCTTACTGCTGCTAATCCTTCGGCTGCTACAATTAACGTAGGGCTTGCTGGTGGAGATACCATCGTTGATGGGGCTGACGCTAAGACAGCAGGTTATTGTGCAGTCGGAACGAATGGGTTCCTTCAAACTGCTGGTAATCGTCTATCAGCAGCGGACACTATTGATGTAACCCTAGCGACACTTACAGGGACTATTTCAACAGGTAAGGTTCGTGTTTACGTTGTAATCGCAAACATTAGCTAGATTGACTTTAGCTAGTAACTATATTGGTGGGTAACCACCTATACTAGAGAGCCCCTGGGTTTTACCTCCTTTCTCCTGGGGGCTCTTTTTT